GTAGAAGCGGTAGCTCCCGAGGTTCTGATAAACTCTGCTAGACTGTAGTTTTGCACTACAGCTATTTGACCCTTGAGATTCGACAGAGCGCCGATGTAATCCAGCTGTAAACAAGCTGAAACTGTTTGTGCTCTTGAAAATGGCGATGAGGAAGAAAGTAATGAATTGGCCGGGTCTTCAACAAAAGCTCCGGTAGTCTTAAGGGCTGTTGCTATGCCCGTATTATCCGGATTGACTGATGAAGAAGGATTAGCAAAAACAAAACAATTTCCTGCAAAGGCCGTCAAACCCGTGAGGGTAGATAGGTCGTTGTACCCGTCGTTGTGATAAGAAGGAAACCAAACGATGTAACCGTTTGCGTAATCACCGTTGGTCGTATCGGCTGGTATAGTATAAGTACTTCTGACTCGCTCTACCAACTGACCAGGCAATGATTCGGCCAGACTAGTTACCAGCGGCCCACCACAAGGGTCCAAGATGACACTCATAACATCTGCGACCGATTGCGGAATCCCTGGACTCTTACGTCTCCCCTTACCACCTCTCTTAACGGTGGATTTCTTCTTTCGCGGCTGAACCACGACTACTGCTTTTTGTGTTTTCTTACGTGATGGCATTTAACAACTGTTATACAGATTTTTGGATTACCCTGGAGCTTGTATCGTCTCAGAGCTATTGCATAGTAGTACCGTCAGGAAGAGACAATGGCACCAATGGTTTAACGGGTTTAAAACCTTGATCAAACCAATCACAATCCGGCAACTCGTCCACGGATTGGGCCTTTCTGACGCTCTCGACTACCTTATCATATTGGTCCGGAGTAGTCTTGAGATCTGCAATATCATCCAAACGAATAAATTCTTCGACCTCAGCTCTATCGAGACCGAAATTGAACCTATTCTCCTCTTCAAGGAACAAGTCAGTGTGAAGGGAGTAGTAGTAACCACCTTCAGCTGCCATAGAAGCGCTGGGACTGGATCTTAAAAATAAGTCGGCCACAGCTCCCAACAACGGAGAGTGCACACTGAATGTTTGGAGATAAGCAAATGCCTTACGTTTGGCAACAGCCTGAGCTGAAACACCTACATCGGCGGACGAAACGAAGTTGTTAAGTTGACGTTTACAACAACGCGACATCACCAGCCCTATTGAGGTATAACGCAAGTTGAAAGCTAGAAAATCAATATTCTCGGTCGGAGATACCAAGTTGATTTTCTCAGCTGGGATATTTAAGCCCACTAATTGCGCCGCTCGGGTAAGAGAATCGAGTTTTAGACCAGAAAAGAACGTGTCATCCCCAGCCACTAGCCAGTCTCGATCCCATGCAGCCTGTCGACTAAAGCCTTGTAGTCGATAGGCGACGTAGACGTAAAATGCAGAAGATATACAATTACCATAAGTAGTGTCTCTACTACCCGTGTGCCGACAATCCTTAAGATTGACGACCTTGTTCACCTTCCCTTTAACGCTATAACTCATGTTTCTGGCCCTCTTCAGAATCTTGCGTGCACGCTTTCTGAGATCGGGCCGAAGAGCCTTCAAAATAATAGACTCCTCTACACCCCTACATATCTCATTAATACACGCATCCATAGCGGATACGTCCGTGCCACCAACTTGTACACCCTCTTTGATAGCAGAGGTGAAGATGGAGGTCAGCCTGTCCCTCAACTCTAAAGGAGCCAAGAAACCATACTTGCCACTCTTCTTCAACAAATTGACTGCAGGCGCATAAATCGTACCAGCACACAAAGAATCATGTTGACTAGTAGAGAATATGACCCGCATCGCTTTATCTAAAGCAACTGAACCATTCTTTAAAAACATCTTATCACTTCGAGTATTGCTTCCATCATTCATCTCACTCTCACACTCACGAAGACGCGTAGTTTGCTTAGAATTCATAGCGTCCTGTAAAACGAAAACATCTTCAAAACAAAGAGAGGCTTCAGAGTCTCCGACGACTAAGTCGATAAACTCTTTAGCATACTCGGCAACGGGCAGGAAACCAATGTCACC